TCATATTATTTAGTTTTAATATTTTGACAGAATATCTCTGTCGGTTTCTAATTGTTTTTTACTTAATACATTCATAATTGGTGAAAAGTTTTCATCCCAAGAATAAAACTGATTATCATTTGTTTCGTCAATACATCTTATTGATGTTACTTCTCTTGAAAGAAAGTCATCTCTTTCGATAACATCAAGAACTTTTATAATATCATCTGTCATAACATCTAATATAAATCTTGCCATAATATTTTATTTTTAATAAGTTAATTTTTTACCATATAACTCTACAAATGCTTTGTAGAAATTTCCACCCTCTTTCTTTGTCGCCTCTTGGATATCTTCCAACTCCATACCTTCTCTATACAATCCTTTTATACATCTCTTAGTTGCTTCTATAACTATTTTAGTGTATGCTCTTTGTGACATTGTTCTTTCGTGAGGTAAAGGAAGCATATCTCCCCTTTGCTCTACTATTCTATTGATAATTGGGTCTACGTGATTTAAACTACTAATTAACATAATTCTATTTTTTAAATTGTTGTGCCTTATTGACATCGTAAAGATACAACTTATTTTTAATTACACAACAAAAAAAATAAAAAACTTCACAATTTAACTTTTTTTATGAATTGCTACCTCTCAATACTATTCTAAATTTGTAACAGAACTTAATAAAGGAACAGGTGCATACGTCTACAACAATTTTTTCATATAACAAAATAAATCTACTAATAAATTTTGGTATGAGTAATAACGAGTTGCACCCCATTATATTAAACATAGGATTACCCCATTATATTAAACATACCCCATCATATTAAACAAAAAAAAAGGGAGACAAAATTAATTGACCCCCTTCATATTAAACATTTTATTTTTACCTTATCACATAAACTCCAGAGTTTACTCCTTGAACTAAATACATTAATCCATAACGGATTGCATCCAAAAAATGATTAAACTTATCTATTGGTGCTTCACCCTTATCTTTCCATACATAGTTGTTTAGCTCTCTTATTATGCCGTGAGAACCTCTATCTACTATTATCTCGTAATCTTGCATAAGAGCAATACCAGATAATATACTACCTTTCTTCTTTATTGTAGGCTTTATATTAAGACCTAATGTTTTCATCTCTGATATTAAACGTGGTTCACTATTATCACAAATAATTAAATCCATACCACACTCTCTTCTATTCATACCTGCTATCTCAGATGTGTTTAGATTAGGTTTTCCGTAGATTTCCTTAACCCAAACCTTTCTTGCGTTCTTATCTACCGAAATCTTCACAAGTGTCGTTAAATCGGCTGAAAATCCAAAATCCTGCCCATAGCAAGTAAGTTCTGTAGGAATAAAGTCTCCAACTCTCCATTTTCTTATAATAGTACCCTCTGCTTTCTCAAGCCAACCTCCTAATATTTGGTGCTGGTATTTATCTGGTCTCTTACGTTTCATCTCGTAAATTCTCTCTAAGAATGATTGAGATAAGTTCTTCTTATTATCTTTATAAGTTGTATGAACATAAGTAACGTTACCTTTAATCATATTAGAAGCTGCCAATACGTTTTCATTTTGGAAGAACCTCTGATATATCCAATGCTCTTTAGTTGTTGGATTCAGTATAAGAATAACTCTGTTCTGTTTAGTTTGTGAACGTATAGAGAAGTCAATCTTATCAAACGTACCCTCATCTACAAGTTCCTCTGCTTCATCTACAACAAATGTTGTTATACCATTCAAGGATTTAAGTGCAGCAGTTTGGTTACCAGATGATGTTCTAATACCTTTAAATATTATAGAGCTACCTGTCTTTAGGTTCATAATCTCATCTTTAGTTATCCTAAAGTCATCGTGAACTCCCATTAAGTTAATCTTCTCAATAAATTCAGGTATAATAGATGTATGTGCTGACATCATAGTATAACGTGAGAACAGTATCTTATGACCTTGTTCATAGGTTAGGTTAAGTAAGAATACGTTTATACCAAACGACTTACCACTACCCCTACCTCCTGTAACAACAAAATACCTGCTATCATTCTTGAAAACAGGTATGTATTTTTCGTGTATGTCTATCTTACTCATCCTTTGGTGTTACATCTATAATCTTATCTTTAATCTTCTTACCCTCGATACTATCTCCAAAGAAATTAATCACAGGAGCATTAGGTTTCTTAGTAGAGGTTTCCTTGTCTTCATCATAAGCATAGTCCATAAGTAATTTCATATGATTGTAGCTACCTTCTTTTGCTTTCTCAGCTAAACTCTCAAAAGCATTTACCTCACTACCAAATACATTCTTGATAGCTTTCTTAGCATATTGCTTCTTACGATTCTTCTTAGCAGTATTCATTGCAGGTTTGTTAGACCTCTCTTTATCTGGTACAGGTAGCTTGGGAATAGATTTCTTTCTACTATTCCCTTTTCTACCATCTGTTGGCTTAATCTCTTGTGAATTACTCATATTATGATAACTAATGTGTTGTTGTTTTGTTTTTTACAAATCATCTAAGCACCAAATAGGTGTCATATCTCCAACCCAAGCAGAACTAACATTAAATTCAAAATACTCTAAAGCCTCTCCTTCGGTCATACCATCTGACATAAGAATATTTATACACAAACTTTTAGAGTATATTAACCTCATACTTTGGTTATCTAATCCAATTATAGCATTATCAAAACCATCGGCTTTTAATAAATCTTCCTCATCAATAAATTCTAATATTTTATCTAACATATATTTGTTTTTAGCTATAGTAGTAATAGTTGTCTTGCTGACCTCTTTCAGCCTCGTAATAGTTCTTTGTAATCTCTATTTGATACTCCAACAGACCTGACAAGTAACCACATATAAAAGTCAAATCTGCATCAGATAAGTCGTAAACGTCTTCTCCTTCTAATATCTCTATCCTTAACACCTCGTTTATGTCAAGGAATAAGTCTATTGTATAATCTTCTCCTTCATAATAGATAGAAACCTCGTTTGGAAGTGGGTTCGAAGAAAAGCCTTCTGTTGAATATTCTGGTCTTATTGATAATATCTTATCCTTTAGTTGTTCTTTCATTGTTCTAATTGTTTTATTTTTAATCGAAGTGTTTCTATCTCTTTATAAAGCCTATCTTTAGTACCTGAGCCTCTTGGTGGAGGTACTGGCTTGTCTTCTGCAAAGAATGCGTAGGTAGCTTCAGTAAGCCATTCTCTATGCTCTTCGTCTCCGTGAAGTACTCCATCTAAGTACTTCTCTATCAGTTCTACTGTAATCTCTTTAAATCTCATAATTATACGTTTAATAGGTTAAAAATAGTTTTATTAGTAATATTTAAGTTAAGTTGTCTCTTTGTCATATGCGAATCTCTGACCGCAATATAGAACATTTTATCGTTATTATCATACAAAACACCAACTTTTATTGCTTTAGCATAATCTTTATTAGAATCACCACCCTTAAATCCACCTCTTCTTCTACCCTCTGAGGTATTAGCAAACCTATGGAATATGGATGTAAAGTTAATTCTATCACTCATTTTGTTTATGTAAGAGTTAAACTGTTTTCTATGCTTAAACTTTTCACTTTGAATTGTGTTTATTCTATCTGTATTGCAAGGATAGTCTGATGACTTTAAAACATATTGACCATTACTATCTTTAATTTTAATCATAAGTTTAGCTATTTTGTCAAGGTATCTGTCATCATAACCAGCAAACCATTCTTTTTTAAGTTCCAATATTGAACTAACTTTATAAGAGTTACCTCCATAGTAATATTCACTCTTAGTGTTAAACTTGCTCTTGAATGAAAAGTTAGTAGCTAACCTCTTTGAGTTTTCTGAGAAACACTTAGATAAAAAATCCTCATTAACAACTCTATGGTCATTCTCATAAGCAGCTTGTAAAGCTATAGCTTCTGGGTCTGCTACAAATAAACAAGATGTGTTATTGTGATAACCACATATCCTACCTACCAAACCTTGAGACACAGATGCACAAGTTTTATAAGTCTCTACCACAAACCTAATGTATTCTTTTGCATCACCTAAATCAATACCAGCTTTCAATGATTGACATACAATTAATATAACTCTTTTATTCTTGCATAGTATTTTAGCATCTTTTATTGACTCTGATATAGACGAGCCTCCGTTACCTGATACTGCAACAAAAACTTTAGCATAAGGAAACCTATTAACTAAACTACGTTTTAAAACACTTGCAGATGCTCTTGAACGAACCCTAAGAATACCTAATCCATTCTTAAATGATTTTAAGTGATTAAGTACATTCATCATCTCATCGTTAACAATAACACCATAGTCTACCTTATTCTTTTTTCTAATCTTAGAATCTAACTCAGACAAGTACTCAAAGTTCTTAGAGTCTATAACGTTACCTGACTTTATTATATCTGAAACACCATAGTAATTACTTGGAACTTCCATCTGTATAGTATCATCAATAACACTACTGTTTATTAACTGGTAACCTGTAGCTCCAACCCATATGATAGTAACATTAGGACAGTTACTATGCAAGTCTTTTATAAATAAATCTAATCTTGAATCTTCACCTATACCAAAATGATTCTCATCAATAACAATGTACTTTATATTAAGGTCTTTAACTATCTTCTTAGGATTAGGTTCTTTAAGTAAGTTATGTATCTTTATAGCTCTAATGTTGTTAGCAGCAACTTCTGCAATATAACTATTCTGATTAAACAAATGATTGTCCATCATTCCTGATGTCAATATAAAGTTGTCATTAGGAAGCATATTAGCTAAATGAATAATAGTTCCTGTCTTACCTGACTGTGTAGGTGCAACTAAGTGTATTCGTCTATTACCAAGACTAATTGAGTTAAACACTTTTTGTGCAGTTTTCTTTTGGTTGTCGTAAATTTTGTAATGTAACATAATTATTTATTTTATGGCAATCTGCCTGATTATTATACAAATCTACAATACTTTTTTAAAATGACAATACTTTTTAACAAATTTTAACATTTCTTTAACATTTACCTGTCTACTCTATCTTTATTTCTCAACAGTTCTATCTCCCTATTTAAGTAGTCCTGTGCCTTAATTAAGTCAAGTAGTTCATCGTGCTTCTTACCTGCTCTTGCAATATACTTAATGATATTACCTCTACAAAAGTTTAGTTCGTAGTCTCTAATAACATCTATGATGTCGTAATCTTTTCCATTCTCGTAATGTGGTTGTGTACCTCTCATAATTAATTCTCTTTGATTGTAACTATTATTTTTATTACTATTATTATAAGTACTATAATTATTATTCCCATAATATATAATTTATTGATTAAAAACAGTAACCTTCCATAGAGGTTTCTCCTAAAAAAACTTGACATTCATCTTTAGTTTTCCAACTCCAAGATTTAACTCTTAAACTAACAATCTCTCGTACTTCTTCTCTCTTATCCTCTGGAATGGTGTCTATAAGCCTTTCTAAGGCATCTTTACCCTTGTTTAGTGTATTTGTATAGATATTTTGTTTAGAGTCGTTTAAACGCTTCTTTTGTGCTTGTTCTATTGTAAGGAACTCTTCTGCCTTATCATTAAAGTACACATTGTATGTATTTCTGAATGAAGCATATGATTTATAGTAAATACCTACCTTTTTTACTGCGTGAGTTATAGAAGAACGACCTTTTTGCACACCTCTTGTGCTAAACCAATCAGAAATCATCTCATCAGTCATAAAATTCAAGTCTTTTAGTATTTTATAGAATAATGTTCGTGTAATCATTATTTCTGTTTTCCTTGAATTACTATTTAACTCAATTCCTGTTAACTGTTCGTAATCTTTAGCTAAATCATCTGCTACTTGTTTATTATATCCTCTCATTTTTATTTGTTTTAATTTAATTTGTTATTTTCTTTTATTTTATCTATTTCTATCATTGTTTTAGTAAAGGTATTGGTCTCATACCAATCTAAAGCCTTTTTTATACCAGCACAAGCCAAATAGTACTCTTGTTCCTCGTAATATTCTAAAATCTCTTCTAAAACATACTTAGGCAATCCTTCTTGAATCTCGATTATCGAATTTGAGAAGTACAATTCTATAATGTACTTATCATCATCGCTTAATGTTCTCATAACAGTCCGTTTTAAGTGTTAGTAGTGATTTAGCTTCATTAAACATAGACTTAGCATCATCTCCGTATATCTCTTTATACAACCTGTATGTTCTATTGACTAATGAATACTTATTATTAGCGTCTTTAAAGAGTTTTTTAGCATAAGCCTTACCATAACCCTTACAATAGTTTACATTGTCAGCAGTATCGCCTATAATCATCTGATAGTAGAAGTTTTCGTTTGCTTCTTGCTCTGATATTTTAATTAACTCTCTACTCTTGTAGTTGTAGTTATAAAACCAACAGGGGAATTGCTTATAGTCTTTGTCCAATGACATTATGATTACAGAATCAACACCATTCTTCTCTACCTCTTCTGCCCACAATGTAGCTACAACATCATCTGTTTCTACCCCATCACCATAAACAGAATCATATGTAAGTTTAACCATATCGTGAAGTAGAGGTAATATTTCTGGTCTCTTCTGCGTTCTGTTTAACTTGTATGTAGGGGATATATCCTTTCTAAAGTTATTTTTAGAACCATTACAAAAGATAATCTCATCTATCTCTACCAATTCCTCCAAGAAAGAAATTAGCTTACCAAAGCTATCCTCAAACTTATCGAAAGCTACATTTACATCAGTCTCAAATATATCATCTGGAGACTCTCTATCATCTTTCCTCTTAAAGCAAGAGGCATAGATTAAACTGTCTGCATCAACGATTACTTTCATAACTTGGTATTGATTTAATATACACAGGTCTTCTATATACTCTTTTGTCATCAACCCATCCTGTGATAGGGTTTATCTTGTTTTCCCAAAACTTGGTCAGTCGTTGTTCTTTAATTCGCTTCATAATGTTTTATGTTTTATTTAAAGCAAATCTACAAAACTATTTATAAACTTGCAAGTACTTTTTAAGTTTATTCACTACTCCTGATATACAAGGAGAGCAACTTGTGTTAGGTTTTCTGATTGGTATTGAAGATGTTATTGTGTATAGGTAATCAGTCTTACTTTCTGCTGATTAGTTATTTTTCTTGTATTGCTATCTACAAAATCACTTAAGTAAGTATAATCATCTTCTGAGATACAGTTTATCTTTTTATAAGTAAACAACTTATTTAACTGAACTTGTCTCTCATCACAACCACAGTCCTCACCAGCTATAAATTTAACTAACTTGTCTACTCCTGTAGCCTTAGTAATCTTAGCTACTGTATCACCTACACCTTTTGATTGTGCTTCTACATTCTGCTTTAACTTACTGTAGTCTTCACTTCTCTTGGATGCTTTCCATTCTTTATACTCTCTGTAATCTTTAGACCTCTTGTCTATAGTTTCGTAGTATCCTTGTTTCTCTAATTCTAAATAATAATTGTCTGGTCTCATATCTTGTCAAAATCTTGGTTAAAGTAATCTATTAAATCTTCTGATAAATGTTCTCTTAATATAGCTTTTTGGTTTAGTATAGAATTATGTATAGAAGTTAATCCTATCTTAGCACCTTTAGATATTGCTCGTAACGACAAGCCTTGTATAAAGTATAACTCAAACAACCTCTTGTCATAAACAGTCCAATCGGATATTATATTTTCTACTTGCTTCATTATAGCACTAAAAGCATCGTCTTCTGCTATATCGTATTCAGATTGAACAACCTCATCATTCTCTAATATCTCATAGAAAATACTATTTCTTTTATCTTTTAAATAAGAATAGTAAAGGTTTCTCAATGTAATCCATACAAAGTACCTGTTAACATCATCCTTATACATAATCCTACTCTCATCTTTCACAAGTCTGTGCATCCTCAGATACATATCTTGAACTAAGTCTTTAGCAACATCAGTCTTACAACCTAAATTCACTAACATCTTAATCCATAACTCGTGATGAACTGCTAACTTTTCTAACATTAAATCTCTTTTATAATTATTTCTACTCTTGGGTTCTCTCTATCTAATTCTGTCGGCATTATAGTCTCTTTCTTTACATAATCATCTGAATCATCTTCCCAACAACCATACTCGGTTATAGAGTCTAATAAGAACTTACTTACTACACTAACTACATTCATCTTGTCTAAGCGTCTTTTAGAGCCTTTATAGACCTTATAAGTTACCTCGACAGGTGTTTGTATAGATAAGCCTTCTAACTGCTCTCTAAGAGCCTCTGAATAGGCTTTCTTAGCATCATTACTTATTCTATGATGTAAGTTCCTGTATGTATTCATATTCAAAGCAATCCTTTTATCTTTTACAGTCTTTCTCGGTAGCATAATAAATAAAGGGGATATAATCTTATGAGTCATATTCTATGTGTTTAGCCATTGACTCAGGTAGTTCATAAGAGTACTTGTCTATTTTACTGTTGTCATTAAAATCTGTAGTCTTAGGGCATTTAAAGGCTTTTACAGGTGTTTTAACGATAGATGATATGTTCTTGGATATATTGAATACCCAAACTCCTTTTTCGTCTGTTACAACGTATAAAAACGTCTTTCCTTTTATTTGTGCTTCTTGATAATTTCTATACATTTTCATAGCTTCAATAATTTTATCAGAATAATACTTTCTTCTATTCTTTATTTCAACTATGTAATTAACGTCAAAAGCATCGTAACAACTATAAGTGTCCGATGCTAATGAAAGGTTAATACCTTTAATGTTATTTAATAAATCTATAGTAGATTGCTCTGTCATTACAAGTCCATCTTTACATTAAAAGCAGTATGACCACCTAATACAATACCGAGACCAACTGCTTCTTTCTTACCTCCTTGCATATATCCCATAGCATAAGATTTACTATCTATACCACAACCTACTGCCATACCAAAGATAGCTCTTGTCTTTCCAAACATCCATTCACAATAAAAGTCTGTATGGTAGTGTCCAGATACAGTAGAGACCATATCTCTCTTTGCAGCCATTCTTGCTTTACCACTTTTATCTCCGTGAACATACCTAACACCATCGTAATAAACCTCTGTTACAAAGTTCCAATTAGGAGTCTCTAATACCTCAGAGAATTCCTTAATCCATTTACTTGGAATATCAGATGATTGTGCTTTACGGATAATAATTCTATCGTGATTACCTAAAGTAACATCTGCATCTGGAAATGCTTTATACCATTTAGCTAATTTCTTTACCGCTTGCTCTAACTCAAACTTACCTCCCATACCATCTGCTGATGATTCGTGATAGCTTGAATAATGATTGTCAATAACATCCCCAATAAAAACAACCTTGTTACAGTTATGTATAGCATACTGTTCTTTACAGAAGTCTAAATAACCATCTAAGCAAAATGGCTCGTGCAAATCACCTATAACAAGAACTCTGTTCTCTACTTTAGTTAGGTTTTGGTAGGCTTTTAATATCTTACCTTTTAATCTTGGTCTAAAATCTTTCATAATTATATCTTATGTTATAAATATAATGCTTATTGCATAGTTTTTATTGAAAAGTTATCAACATACTTATTAGAAAGTAAGTATTTCGTCAGCACTAATTATTTTAGGTAGTCCATTTTCATTTAACATAAAATCAAATGATTCAAATGGTGTGTTTCTACTTCTCTTACAAGATACTGTTATACAACCAAACTTATTCTCATCTTTTTCTAATTGTATTTGTGTCTCTGCTTTCTTCTCTAAGAAACTACCTAAGTGTCCTGTTGGTTTATCTGAACCAAAGTTACTATGGATTACAGTTACAATATGGCAATTATAGACAGTTGACCAAGCCATTACTTTTTGTACAATTAAATTAGACTCCTCTAAATTATTGGCATCGCTCACTAAATCTGCAATTCCGTCAATTACTATTAAACCTATTTCTCTACCTTCCTCTCTCATACAGTCTAAGTAATACTGTATAAAATCTATCCTATCTTTATAACCTATTTTTCTTAAAGCAAATGTATGGTAGAAATCTAAGTTCAGTCCCTTGTTCATCCATTCTATTCTTTTAAACACTCTCTGTGAATGCCAGTCACCTTGCTCTGTGTCAAAGTGTACAAAGTGTTTATTACCTCTAAAAGAACTCATACCTTTAGTAAAATCACCATTAGGGTTACAAAATGCTGAACCTAATAAACTAACAAAAAATGTCTTCATTGACTTTGGAGGTGCTTGTATAAAGCTAAAGTTACCATAAGTTCCAATAGGTATAGGGAACTCCTTAACACTACCATCTTTAGTAACTACCTCTTTGTTCTTAAAGCTAATTGCTACAGGAGGATGTTCTATCTTTTTATTTATATCTATAGCACACTCTTCTTCTATAGATTGCATATACATTATGTGGTCGTTATGTTCTTGTAATTCTTGTTCTGTCATATTTGTTGTTTTGTTTATTAATAAAAAAAAGGGAGGCTTTTAAACCTCCCCTTGTCTAATTTAGAAAGGTAAATCGTTAGTTGCTAATTCCTCTGTTGGCACACCAATATCTGTTGCCGGTGCATTAGCTCCTGCTTTAAATACTTTCCAAGCCGAAAGACTCACATAGTACTTACCATTGTACTCATTACCTCTGACGTTGAAACTTACGTCTACAGATGCTCCTACTTTGTTATACTTGATAAAGTCATCTACCTTATCTTGTACGATTTCAAACTTAACATCTTGAGGGTACTTCTCATCATTTGTTGTGATAACAAATTCTACTTTCTGAAATCCAGAGTCAAACACTTGTTTCTCTCCGATTAATTTAATTGTTCCTGTTAATTGTAAACTCATAATTCTAATTTTAATTTAATTGTTAATATTTATATTCCTACTTCTATTCCGTTATCTATGGTCTCTATAATGTGTCTAAACACACTTCTCTCTTGTTCACCTGTTACATCTACTCCGTTTAAAATAAGTCTGTAATGGTCTTCGTTCTCTGTTGGCTTTAGCTCTATACTATTCATATTATTTAATATTTTAATGATAATTCACATATTTCTAACCACTTATTCTCTCCTTCTGGAGTCTTTGTAAATGGAAACGCATTTGATATAGTTTGCTGTAAATCCATATCACAATTATAAAGTTCACCTAAACTTAGTTCTCCAAATTTATTTACATTGTTTTCAAACCTATCTCTTATTCCGTATTTATCTAAAAAGAAACCTAATCTTGTCTGCCTAAACTCATCAGTGGTTTGATACCCTTTAAAATAAATCTGTTGAGAATCATTAAGCCCATTATAATCTATGTTTACAGTATGTATTTGGTAATTTGATAAGAAATTACTAAAAGAGTCGTGATTAAAGAACTCTGGTCGAGTATCTTCTTCTATAAAAAATTCTACCTTATAAGTAAATAAATCCATATTATCATACATTTGAGGTATTAGTGTTTGAAACTCAAAAACACCTTCACTTGTATAGTTAAATTTCATTGGTGTATCATAACCTATAAGATTAATAACATCTGCTTCTGACTGTAATTCTGTTAATTTGTAATTCATATTATTTAATTAAGATTTGTTTAACTTGTTTTGACATAGTGTATCTTGCTTCTACTGCTTCCATAGAACCTCCATCCTTTAAGTATTTCTTTACTTTATCAAACTCACTACTTGTTTGAGTTAATGTAGTTTTAGTACTCTTAGAATGATTGTTTGTAGCATCACTATCTTTAGTATCATCTAATAACAATAAGTTACCTAAAGCATATTTCTTAGCATAAGATGACGGCAGCTCCTGTTCTTTGTGGCATCTGCATACCTTTAGCATTGGAAAGTCTATAATAGCTTGTGCAGTAAGATGATACTGAACTCTCTCTATCTATAGATTCAATATCTATAATCTTAGCTTCTGAATCTACACAAACGTGTGTCTCCTAACTGAACTAACTTCGTCGTTAATCTTAAATACTACTTTGTACTTCTCTTCATAAGGTTTAATCGCTTCTAAGATGTCTTCTGCTGAACGATAGTTGTACTTACCAAAATTGTTTCTTTGGTTCTTAGGTGCTTTTAGCTCTAATTGGATTCTCTGTAATTTTTCTAAAATGGTCATAATTTACTCTGTTTTTAATAATTCGTTTTTAACTATTTGTTTGTACTCTTGTGGGCAATCCTTATCTGTTAGTTCAAAGATGTAGGTTTCATATTCACCTACCTTAGTCTCTAATTCAAATAATCTTTTCTGTAATGCAGTAATCTGTGCATTTTTAAAATCTATTAAGTCTTTCATTATTTAGTTCGTTTATGTTTACGTTTAATCCTAAGTAGTTTCTTGTACCTCTTGCTGGTATCTTTACTTGGTAGTTAATTCTAATATCAGTTAAATTACTGTCTTGTTCTAAGTGATATTCAATCTGTTTCTTTAACTTCTCCCAAGCAGAGTCGTTTATCGTTTTAGTACTATTACTTTGTTCCACCATTGCTTTATTTTAATTATTAATATTTTCATCTGTTTAATTGCTCTATGCAAACATAC